TGTATAACCGGTATGAATCAATCAAAACCCCAAAGATAACATTTTTAAAATAAACTTTAAATAAAAAATATGAAAGAACCAAATCGAGAAAGAAAAAATGAAATCAAAATAATCAATAATATACAGTTAAATGAAGAACAAAAAGAAGCAAAACGTTTAATTGTAGAAAACCAAATTGTTATAATAACTGGTTCTGCAGGTTCAGGAAAATCTCTAGTTTGTGCAAATGCCTCTTTAGATTTCTTAAAAAAGAAACAAGTAGATTGTATATATAATACAAGAGCAGCTATTGAAGTTGGAAAATCATTAGGATACCTCCCAGGAGCTTTAAATGAAAAGTTTGATCCTTATATGGAAGCTCTAATAGAAAATCTAAATAAATGCTGTACTGATAAAAATGAAATTAGTAAATTAATTGAACAAAATAAAATCAAAGCAATGCCTGTTCAATTTATTAGAGGTAAAACTGTTGATGATATTTTAATTGTTGAAGAGGCTCAAAATTTAACTAAAGGAGAAATGTTAGCCATTTTAACTCGTTTAGGTAAAAATGGAAAAATAATTATTAATGGAGATAACAACCAAATAGATATTAAAACTTCTAATGGAGAAATAAATGGTTTATCATATGTTATAGAATTATCTAAAAATATAGATGAAATAAAATGGATTAAATTAAAACAAAACCACCGATCTGACCTTGTAGGAAAAATTCTTGATTTTGAATTCAAAAAATAATAACTAAAATATATTTCTTCAATATTTATAAATAAACCCATGGCAACATTTACTTCCCAAATATCTGAAAAATTAACTTTAAATGGAGATAACGTAGGTTCTTCTGTTACTCAAATAATCAATAACATTAATTATGTTGATAACAGAATACTAAGTGTTCCTACGGGTTCAGTTACTACTATATTTTCAATGGATTCAGTTCCTGGAGCTGGTACTTTTGTAACAAGTAGTGTACAATATGTTAGAGTATCTAATATTTCTAGTACTAATGTTCCAGTTAAATTGATTGTTTCATCTTCTACAGAGGCTATGAGTTATTTAATAACCACAGGTAGCTCATATATGTTATCTACCAGTAAAATAACAGGTAGTACTACAGGCTTATCATTTGATGATATTAAATCTGTTAAAGTATCACCATCAGGTAGTAGTGGAAGTATAGAATATTATATAATAACAACTTAATAAAAAAATATGGCAAATATTTCTATTTGGGAAGGTTCATCATCATTTGCAGATGTATATAATTCATATTACACATCAGGAACTTGGCCTCCTCCTACCCCCTTTGGATTTTACGATAGTGATATTCAATTTCAAAATGATGCTAATCGAGTAGCAAATTATTCGGCTTTACGTTTAGGATATCCTATTGAAAATGTTGAATTACAAAATATTAATTTTTGGGCAGGATTTGAAGATGCTGTAACTGTTTATGGTAATGAATTATATGCTTTTCAACTTAGAGACAATTATTTATCTTTAGAAGGAGCATCAACTTTTACCAATGTAAACACAAGTATTATTACTCCTACTATGGCAGGAATAGTTAGATTGTCTCAACAATATGGTGAAGAAGCAGGAGTAGGTGGTAATGTAACTTGGTATAAAGGACAATTAGATTTAACCCCTGGAGTACAATCATATGATTTAGCTGAGTGGGCAATATCCCAAAGTATTACAGGAGGTATTGAGATAAAAAATGTATATTTTCAATCTCCACCTGCAATTAGTCAAATGTATTCTCCTTATTTAGGAACAGGAGCCGCAGGGTTAGGAGGAGTACCAGCCGCTGGAGCTTTTGGACTTGGTGGTTATGGAAATTACTTAATGATGCCTACTAGTTTTACAATACAAAACATACAAGCAATTGAGATGCAAACTCAAGTAACATTATCTAATTATACTTTTAAATTAGTTAATAATATAATAAGTGTATTTCCCATTCCGGGAAGTGCTTTAATAGGTGGTGATTTTGATGGTGGTAATGATTTAGGATATGGAGAATTTTTAGTATTTGATTTCATTAAATTACAAGATAGAATAGATGCTGCTTTTTCAGATGGAACTAATAAAATAAATAATACATCAAATGCCCCATATACAAACCCAGTTTATTCTAATATTAATTCTATTGGAAGAAGTTGGATATTTGAGTATACATTAGCATTATGTAAAGAAATGTTAGGATATGTAAGAGGAAAATATGGAACTATTCCAATACCTGGAGCTGAAGTAACTTTAAACCAAAGCGATTTAATAACAGCAGCCACAGCTGAAAAAGAAGCTTTAGTAACACGATTAAGAGCCTATTTTGATGAAACTTCAAGACAATTATTACTTGAAAGAAGACAAGCAGAATCAGTAGCTAGACAAGCAGAATTAAGTCAATCACCTATGACCATTTTTATCGGATAGTTATGGCATTGTATGGGGAAAGTCGCGATATATCAATGTTTAGACGCATTAACCGAGAGTTAATGCAGAATATTATTTCAGAACAGGTTGCATTGTATAAATACAAAGTTACTGAAACCAAAGTAAACATGTATGGAGAGGCGGTTGAAGGTAGAAACTTTATAGACCCTATTTTATTATATGCTTTAGTTGATAAAACCTCTACTACCTCTCCTGTATCGGATTTAGGTGTTGATTTTATTTGGAATATTACTTTTAGATTCCTAAGAGATGATTTAGTAGATAGTAATGTACATCCTGAAGTTGGAGATGTATTATTCTATCAAAATGGATATTGGGAAATAGATAATACTAATATAACCCAATTTTTTGTAGGTAAAGATCCTAATTACCCATATTTAGATGCAGATGGAAATAACCCATATGAAACCGATTTAGGAAGTTTTGGATATAATGTTTCAGTTATATGTGAATGTCATTACGTTCCCTCAGATCGTTTGAATATTCAAAAAAGTAGACTTTAATAATTTCCCCTAATGGCAAAAACTAGAAAACCCATACCAAAAACCCAAGAACAGATTTCCAATGAACAAATAACACCATTTGATTCTTCTGGTAATCCTAATAATGCTGTTCCAAATCCTAAAAATAGAGCATTACAGACATCTTTTAAAGGAGATGATGTTAAGCCTTTTAGTGTTGGTATTGAGGATATAGATGAATCTATTTTTTATTATTTTAAAGAAGTAATAAAACCTTCCGTTATTCAAAATGGAGAACGATTACCTGTTCCTGTTATATATGGTTCTCCTGAAAAATGGAAATCATTTCAAAAAGATGGGTATTATAGGGACCAAAACGGTAAAATAATGGCTCCGCTAATCATGTTTAAACGTACTGATATAAGCAAAAATAGATCCATAGCCAATAAATTAGATGCCAATAACCCAAATAACTTTGGAGTATTTAATAAGAAATACTCACCACAAAATTCATACGATAACTTTAAGGTATTAAATAACAGAGCTCCACAACAAGAATATTATGCTGTGGTTATGCCTGATTATTTAACAGTTACTTATACATGTATTGTTTTTACTTATTATATAGAACAATTAAATAAGATAGTAGAAGCAATAGAATATACTTCAGATGCTTATTGGGGTGATCCTCAACGTTACCAATTTAAAGCAGCAATTGATTCTTTTGGTTTTCAAAATGAATTAACTGAAGACAATGAACGAATTGTAAGAAGTACATTTGATATAAAAATCAATGGATATATAATACCTGAGATTCTACAGAAAGATGTAACAGCACTTAAAAAATTCTCAAACAAAACTAAAGTTTTACTATCTGTAGAAACTTCTGATAATCCTGCTATTTTTGGAGGAAATGTAGTAGGAGATAGAATAGTATCTAAAACAGGAACCAATGATGGAAGAACTGTAACAACTATTAATGGGGGTCAATCAATTAACGGTGGTGGAGGAGGAGGAGGAGGAGGTCAATCTGTTAATGTTTATTACAATAGTGTATCTATTTTAGATAATGTTCCTTTTATTAATTTTGCAGGTTCTTTAGACGTCACACCATTTACTATTTCAGGACTTAACGGAGTAACAGTAAATGCTATACCATTTCCATACACAGGTTCTGCAATAATTACAGGATCTCTAATAGTAACAGGAAGTATATTACCAGGAACTCCTACAAGCGATTTAGGTAGTCTTACTCGCCCTTGGAATGATATCTATCTATCAGGTAATTCATTATATTTTGTAAGTGGTTCAGATTATAGTCTACTTTCTTATTCATCAGGTTCAGTATCAGGTTCATATACGGGTTCTTTTAGTGGAGCATTTACAGGCTCACTTAATGGAACTGCTTCTTATGCTTTAACTGCTTCATATATAGCCCCAACTCTTCCTACCCAATCAGGTCCATATGTAGTTACATATAATATAGCTAATAATAATTTAGGATATACAGTTATTACATCAGGTACAAACGGTTCTTCAGGAGCTTCGGGCACAAGCGGTTCTTCAGGGGCTTCGGGTACAAGCGGTTTTTCAGGAACATCAGGTACAAACGGTTCTTCAGGAGCTTCAGGTACAAATGGTTCTTCAGGAGCTTCAGGTTCTTCAGGAACATCAGGTACAAACGGTTCTTCAGGAATCTCAGGTACAAATGGTTCTTCAGGTTCTTCAGGAATCTC